CCACTCTTCTTCGAGGAGTGACCGAGCCTCGTCAGGGGTGAGAACGTAGTTGGAGACCGCCTGCGAGACCATGTTAACCTGCGTCCGCATGGCCTCTGCACGATCGAGTTTGTCGACCTTGAACAGTGGTCCCCACTCGATATCGAACTCGGCACTGTCGACCAGCCCCCACCCCGCAAACCGCTCGGCGAGATCGTGAAGGTCGTCCTCGAAACGGTTTTGGCGAAGGCGCTTGACCTTGCTGAAGTAGTTCTTGATGTCGACTTCGGAGCCAGAAACAGTGCCAGACTGTGTCCCGAACAGAACACTTTGCGTGAACTCGGTGTTAGCACAGATTTCTTTGAAAATAACGTCGAATGCACTTGCAGCCCCCTCTTCGGCCTCGTTGGAAAGCGTCTCTAACTCGAATCCAGGGGGCTCGGTAACTGAAGACTTCGAGTTGATGTTGTTCATCACCTGCTCGGCCTTGTCATACTCCTCGTCGTCGGCCCCCTCGGGCATGGACATCTTGTGCAACGGGGCGGAATGGCGCCAGAGACGCTGCATGATTGCCCAATTACCTTTATGAAGGGCACGGAGCAGGTGAATGATCGGTCGATGGACGGGGTCGCCCTCCCACTCACCGAACGTCTGAACGTCGTGATCACCATCGACCTCGGGCCGCCAGGTGACGTGGAAGACGCGGTCGGCGTGAACCATCTCGGTACGACGCTCGCGATCGTGGTCGCCGTCCACCTCACCGACGTCGAAGACGTAGCCGATGGGCTTGTCGAAGCGTTCGACATCGTCGAGGCGCCGCGAGATGACGATGCCGCTTTCGGTGACCGTGACATCCTCGTCCTCGTAGTCCTCGGGCAGCTGGGACTCGAACTCGTATGGTTTCGTGTCAGTGAGGTCGTCGACCGTAAGCGGCTTGACCTCCTCAATGCTCTGAACGCTCTTGGGAGATTCGTGGACCTCGGCACCGTCGTCCAGGCGAAACCAGATGAGTCCAAAGCCGTCTCGGCGGCCCTTCTTTTGGGTCCACTTGTAGTTAGGTTCAACCCGTTCGAAGAGACCCTCGAGATCGTCGTCTTCGGGCTCGAGCGTATAGCCGTGCTTGAACGCGTCGTCGACGGGCTTGTCGATGATGGTAGGTGCGATCGGGCCGTTCTGGTAGTACCATCGACAGTCGTTCAGCGTCGGCGTGATAAAGAGTTTTTTCGGGTCCACCTCGTCAGCACTGCGTTCCCCATCCTCGTCGCGGTAGAGGGTACTCTCGCGGTCGATGAGGATTCGCTCACGGCGACCACGGCTATCATCGCTGTCGAGGGCGTTCCGTGGCACCCCATCGACACCGCTGGAGTCGGAACTATTTGCACCGAAAGAAGCGAGTCTATCGAATAAGCCGTCTGCCATGAATCAGTGAACTGAAACGCCGCACCGCGACTGAACTCTTAGAGGAGACCCTCTCTCATTAACAGTCTAATGCGGCCAACACTTATAAAAACTGAATGATGGTAACGGCACCCATCAGAATCCAGGTGCCGATGTCGTGACGAACCGCACTTCCGACGTTGTGGGCCCGATCTTGTCAATGTGGTAGCCCATCCATGCGTATGTCATAGCGTCGAACGCGTCGTCGGAATCGGAGGACCGTGAGACGATACGCGTCTTCTTCGTCCCACTAACGGTCTCCTTGCGCTCTTCGTATGGCGCGGTGAGCTGTCTGTAGAGCTTCGTGCCAGTGGCCTCCTCGTGCCCGTGACTGCCCTGCTGGAGGTTTGACGCGGGTAAGACGAGGCGCTCGGATTTGACGAAGTTAACGAAGCTCTTGGCGACGTGAGACTTATCGGCTGTAAACAGCTGCTGGGCTTCCTCGTCTTTCCACTTGACCTTGCTCGTGTCGCTGATATTGCCGTAACGACAACCGACGACCTGCTCGTAGCCATCTGGCTGGATGGTGCCGTTGCCGTTCTGCAGGTCCTCCCGCCGAGTGGAGCCGTATCCTTCGTCGACCACCACGCGGTCTGCATCGAAGCGCATGATGGTCTTCTCGAGTTCTTCGAACTCTTGGGACTTCGAGAGTTCGGTATCGAGGAACTGGACGTCGTTGACGACGGAGGTGGTGATGTAGTCCTCGTCGGTCATGTGCTCCATCGCGACGACGACCGTGTCTGCAGCCTTGCGGTCGTCACCACCACCCCAGTCGATGCCGACCGTTACCCAGCTGTCCTCGTAGCGGCGCTCCGAGACGAACGTTTCCGAGTTATCAGCAATCTGGTTAATATGGCGCTCGGAAATGAGGTGATCCTCGGGCGAGTAGAACTCCGCGAGGTCCTCGTTTTTGAACTCCTGGGGCGTCTTGATGTCGCGGTTCTCTTGGATTTCAGCGTGTGAGTGGAGCGGCCCCGTGACGCGACTGATGTGCCAGCCGCGGACGACGCGTCTGTCTTCTCCCTCACCGTAGCTTTGTGGATCGTCCTCGGCGACCCAAGTGCCGACCTCGCCCCTATCAGGGTACCACTCGCGCTTGTCGGAGCGCTCCCACATCTCTTCAAAGAAAGACCCCTCCATCTTCGGCGTCCCCAGGATGAATATCGCAGGGAAGTAGTCGACCCCCGCGAGTTCCTGGTCGATGACGGGCTTGAAGCCCGCATTGAACGCCTTTTCGTTCATGTCCTGAAACTCGTCGACGATGCCGAAATGTGAGTGCGGGCCGCGCAGCGAGTCACCTTCACCCCAACCAGTGTCCGTCTTGAAATGCGAGTAGACGGGCGTTCCCTCGCGGTCGAACTTGAATTTCTGGTGCCCGTAAGAATCTTTCTCGCGGTACTGGTCGAGACCAGACTCTTCGATCTTCTCGCGGAGTTTCTCGACGAACTCTTCCGTCTGGCCCTGCCGAGGAGCTGTCATATAGCCCTCCCAGCCTCGCGGACCGTAGAACTGAGCACACCAGTTAACGATCGCCAAAAGAGTCGTCGTCTTGAGCATTCCGCGGGCCATCAAGAGAATGTTGATGTCACCCCACGCCGCAGGGTTCATTGGCCCCTGGTCATCGAGCAGGTATCTCAGGTCCGTCTCGCCGCCAGTCGTCTTGAAATCGTAGCGCCGACTCCGATCGTTGGGGTGGCGCCATGCATTGCGGATGTATAATCGGGGGTCGTGTGCGAGTCGGCGGCGTTGTGACTCAGAGGCCTCAGATAGCGTTTGCTGGATAGACATAAGATTACCTACGCTCGCGGGATCTCGATGTCTACGTCGTCGGACTCGACATGGGGCTCGTCGAATCGCTTGCACTCACCCTCACAAATTGCTTCAAGGCGATCGTAACGCGCTTTGAGGCGCCTCTTCAGTTCACCACGTTCGCTCGCCATGAGAAACTGCGATGCTTCACGAACGTTTTCGCGAGTGTAGGGCTCGTCGTATGCAGAAAGTGTATTAAACTCTTTAAGCACTTCGACACGTGTCCGAAACGCGACACGTAGACGAATCTTGCTGTATTCGTCAAGTGGCTCGGGCGAATCGTCACTCATCAGTGTGCTAAAAACGGTGGACTTCGATTCAGATGCGTTGTACCAATAGGGCACTCGTCAGTGCGTTGACCCAATACGTTGTGAGCGCAATCAACGTCCACTGTATTGGATTTAGGTATCGTCGGCGGTTTCCTCGGGGTCAGAGACCCCCGCGTCTCCCGCCTCCTCGAGGGCGGGGTCTTCGAGTGCGCCCACGACCGTATCCTCTTCAGTGATCTGATCACTCGGTGAGTCGTCGAGATCGAAGACCAGTTCCTCGGCCTCACCGACGTTCATCTCGACGTTGGAGTCCGAGTCGATTGGGACGCCGCCGAAGGCGAGAAGTTCGTCTTTGTCTTTGTCGATGCGTGAGAGCGGGAGATTGAGGTGATGCTCGGCCTCGTCAGTAATCTCGTACCCCTCGTCAGTGACGCTAACCACCTGTTCGCGTTCCATGGCGGTGGTCCCGTCTTCGGTCTCGAGCAGTGCCCTGTCGGCGAGGCCTGCTTTGATGTCCATGACGGCTGCCCGAAAGAGGGCGAAACAACGAGCGGCGTGATCCGTCGGTACAGGGACGTCGACAGGCAACTGACTGTTCTCGTCGAGATGGGTCTCGACTTCCAGCGGCATCTCACCACCGAAGTCGCTGAAATCGATGTACTGAGTCTCGAGACTCTCGTCGAACGCGTAGGTCGACTCCTGCACGTAATCGTCGTACCAGCCCAGCACCGTCAGCTGCTGCCAGGGCGAGAGTTTCTCGAAAACGTGGTGAATCGTCTTGGCGTACAGACCGTGGGTCAAAAGCTCGGAAGCGCGTTCCATGAGTCCATCACGACCGCGGTGGGTCGAACAAAATTCAGAGCCGTCCTCGACAAACGTCTCCATCGGCAGCTGCGTACAGTACCGTGGATCGCCATACCGCTCTTCCCAGTTAGTGAGCAACGCGTTACACCGCCCGTCGCTCGGCGTCTTCGAACCGCTGTAGGGATTGTACTCGCGACCGTTGGAGTCGGCCTCGTACTCGCCCGTCCACTCGTCTGGATGGTGCTCGTCGGGGTCGTACGGGCAGTCTGGATCATCACACATCGTCAGAGTGAATTGTCACTCGCCACAATCGAGACTCTCGATGGCGCGTTCAGTGCTCTTGACGGGCTTGCTGACTGGAATGTCGCGCCTGTCGAGTCGCGTGTACGGCGGGGCGAGTGAGGTCGCGTTCTCCATCGAAACCAGCGGGGATTGCTCTCCTCTCATTTACAGTCTAATGCGGCCAACCCTTATAAACCGTCACTGATAAACGACAAAATACTACCCAAAACCCATATTCTAACCGTTACAATTAAGTACCGCCCGCCGTAATGGACACTTGCGTCGGTCGTCGAGAGATCGATTCGACGCCCGCTCATCATAGAGCGTTCGAGGGCGCCCCATCCCGAAACGCAGGCGTCTCATGCCATTATATTGGCGTGAGACGTTATACAGCAATAGACGTGAGTCTGTCTTTGACCATAATGATCAGCAGTACAGTGCCATGGGAGGTTCACAGGGCACTGACAGAGATGGAGGGTGGCCAGTAGTGATTGTTCAGTGCGCTCAGTAGAGAAACAGGGCACTTTCTTAGTTTCGCCAGAGGTCCGTCTCGCGGACGGCGCGGCGCACCTTACGAACCTCATTGGGCTCGAGACAGAAGTCCGAACGCAGTTGCTTGAATGCCTCATCGCGCAGGACGGATTGTGTGACATGGTCGTACGCTGCATCGCTCTGTAACGTGTCGTATCGAGAGCGCTCTTTATCGACGACCAGCGTCGCCACACCCAGGACGACCGCTTCGATCGACGTCGACCGATCAATATCGTCGTGGATGTCGATGCGTTCGAGAAGCCAGAGCGCTCGTTCGTGGGCGTGGTTACCGATGTCCAGCTGCCCTGCAACGACATCGAGTGTGCGTTCGATATCGCTCTGGCGTTTTGCACGCTTTCTGTCCGAGTCGCCCACACCATCGTTCAAGTTTTGTAGGTGTTTCCAGTACTGTCGCTTTGCAGCTGGGACGTCGCTGTTGTTCCAGCCCGTCACAGCGACATCGTGCTCGGTCGCACCGACTGGAGTCTCCGCGTCGGTCGTCGCCTCGCTCTTTCTATCCAGGTAGTTCGGTGGACTGTAGTCCAGGCGCACCCAGGGTTCTGGGTTTTCGTCGTTCCTACGTCTCGACGTGGACGACGAGGCGCTCTCGAGCACATTGCTCGATTCGCTCGAGCGGCGACGCCGCGTCGTCCCGCTCGAAGACGAGTTACGCTCGTCGTTGCTACTGATTTCCGTCTCCCCACCGCCCTTTGAGTGTTCTCTCTCGTTTGATTCGCCCGTCTTCGTCTCGACTGCCATCTTCCTTACATATGCCACTCTTTAGCGCACCCACTAAAGTGTAACGACTCGTTTACGTTTATCACGCGGCACCAAGTGTCGGGTTTGAGTGACGTTTTAGGCCCCTGGGTGGCACCAGATGGCCGTCTCGTGCGCCCAGCTCACTGGCAGCTCGTAGACGGCCCTCACGCGCTTTCTGAGAGCCATCATTCGAGGCCGATTCATGCCTCTCGGTCGCAGAATGATGGCCATCTCGGTCTACTCACGGCCGTTTCGAGCCGCTTACAGCCGTCGCTGGCCTTCGACTTTCGTCTCGCGGCTGTTGATTTTCCGTCTTGCGGCCGCAAAACGGCTCTGAGACGCTTCGGGACGTCGATTTTCGTGTTTGAGGCTCCGATCGTCGGCCTCGACATCGCTCCAGCGGCCGCTGAAGCCAATATCAGGCCGTACAGAGAGCAAATGTGAAGCCCTCCCCCGCCTTGCCATGGGACCCACCCACATGAGCTAATTTTGACGGGGGTGGCCCCGCCCCGTCTCCTCACGGCGTTCGGCCGCTACACGTCACTGTTAGCTGTCTCACGTCACTGTCGGCCGTCACACGCCACTCACACGCCACTCACACGCGTGACTGTGTCGGTCGGGGCCACTCGACTAGCGTTATCTGACGCCACTGTCGCCCGTCTCACGCGCCACTCATGACCGTCTCTCGCCCGCCAGCCACGGCCGTCTCACGATGTCTATCAACAGCTGTCCCACGCCACTCACGCGCGACCATGTCGCTTTAGCGTCGCTAAAACGCAAGCGCAGTCCGTTAGCTCATGTGTACATGCCCATAGCGGTGTCTCTCGTGGTGCCCGTATTGCCTGTTGATAGGCGAGACACGCCGTCTCTCACGGGTTTCTACTTTGCACCCACACGCCACTTAGTTGACCGTCTCGCGGGGCGTCTCGCGCCACTGTGAACCGTCACAACTCAGTTACGTTTTGGCGGTCTCGTACCATTCAGTAGGCCACTCATGGCCGTCTCGCAACTCCCGTTACCTTTATGTACTGTAATGCTCTGTTAACATTTGCGTCGGTCGCTCGGGGCAATTGGCCCACGACCGAACGAATGCCTGACGGGGTGTTGGGCGCGGTCCCACACTCCCCCGAGGGCAAATACGGGGTGACCCACCGAGCACACACCCGTTACGCGCCGATTTTCGGTGTGTGCTTGTTCTGTCGGACTTTGAGACGTAGCACACCACTGGCGCGGTGCCACGTTCCTAAGCGCGGTCTCAAGGCTCGGCAATATGCGGCCGAACGGCGGCCGTACGGTGGTAAGACGGCGTTAGCTGACAAGCACTATGCCCACCAGGTAACACCCGACAGAGACCCCGAGATCCACCGCCAGCGTGGCGCGACTCAGTGATGGGTTGGAACCGACCGAATGACGGTTAACCCACTGTCAGACACGGCTTTACATCACCAACGACGGACCGACGTAATACGTCGGCCGATAGACCGCTCCTACGGATAACGCTAATCCCGTGTATACGGGTTCCATACTGACGTTTTCAGGCGGTTAATCCTGCGCGCTTACCTCGTATGCCGACGGGGGCTCGGTGACCGACCAATTGGGTGTCCGATATGAGCCAGATCTACGGTTAGGCTGGCCAGCTGGCCCCGCGAGGTGCGCACCGTCCGATATAGGTAGAAATGCGGCCGTAGGAGCCTTGAAAAGCAGAATAACCGAATTTGCCAAGCCGCAAGGCTTGGTGGATTGACGGGCGGGGTGACGGTCGTGAGTGACCGACAGCCTCGTGAAATACCTGAGAGCCCGATAATCCCGCGCATATGGCTCTCTTACGGCTAATGCTGCGCGCAAAGTGGCGAGACCGCTACACTATGTAACCCACTGCGCACCGTGAGATCCAGCAGATCGGGGCAAAGAACGGTTCAGCGCCCACAGATTTGCCGCATGAGGTAACCTCGGGACACCCAAGGACACGCACCGAAACGGTGCATTCGGCCGTTAAGGCCCATGTTAGCCACAGACACGCCAGATCTTGGATATGTAGCGCCGACACGTGAGGACCAAGATCCATTGCAACGGCGGCTAACACGTCCGTTTGAGGGTAGAGACGTGGCTGAGACAAGCGCCACGGCATAGATAAATGGGATTGAGACACAGAATCCCGAGTACAAGGCTCAATGACGGTATTTCTGAAAGGCTTAGTAAAGAGTTAGAGACATGGCACTTCGCGGCAAGCTAACGCTTGCAACTACAATTTCCGCACCACTGGCGCTTGATGTCAGTGGTCATGTACTACCATGTCCACAGTCAAAGACACCACTACAATCGGCGAATTGTCCGATAAACTACAATATACTGACTTATCACAACAGGTACGGTCAGTTCTGGAACACATAGGCGTGGATCCCACCGATTACGGTATGGTATTCGTCGACACCGAAAACGGCGAATATATCGAAGTGTGGGCTTCACACGGGTGTGTCCCATACACTCACAAGACGGCCTATCGGCTTGTCTAAAGAGTGATATAACTGCTTTCCGTACCACTGGCTACCCACGCCAGTGGTCACCATACAACTATGGTCCGAAACCGTCATCCTTCGGCCGACGGCGCACCGATCACTGAAAACAATCCTGACAAGTCGGCGGCTCTGCATACCGCTCTGAAAGAGCGACTTGACTGATATCGGGCGTCTTAGCCCCATCTCGCGCCACTACGGGCAAACCGTAGTGGTCATATACAACCATGTCTGTTACCAAAGACATTCCGACGGTAAACGGTGTCGAGCTATCCGACAAGTCCGACGTAGTTCGGGCATTCAGCCATCTCGGCAAGGATTACAATGACGGCGAAATCTACCCGAATGCGGGCTTGGACGGCAATACCGCGGTCTTGGTATTCCGCAATTCGCGCCCCGAATACTGGTCTCAACTTACCGAGTTAGTGGCCAGTGGGCGGATCGAAGTCGTCCCTGAAGCCACGAACGACGGCCGTCTCAAAATCGAAGTGAGAGACGCTTAGACGGCGACTCTCGGTCTTTTCGGCGGAAACGTGAGAGTACGGGCCACTGGCTACCCACCTGTCAGTGACCACACAAACAGGAACCTTCCAATATGTTCCAAAGTGCCAAAAACGACAGTATCGACACTCTCGGCGATGAAAAACTGCAGATCCAACGCCTCAAAGAGCTGTCGGACGACTTAGAAGAGGTATGGTCGGCCGACACGCTCGAAGACCGTCGGTATGAGTTGTCGAGAGTCTTAGTCGATCACACCATTGTTAAATTCGGCAACATGAAATTGCC